CTGTTTCGGTAGGCTGGCATAAATTTTGCGCCTGGAACCATGAATGTGAAATAGTCTGACAGCTCCTGTCGTATAACAGGTTCAGCGTCTATTTTCATATATACTTCGTTTGACTTCGAAATGATCAAAGTGTTTGCTCTTATATCATTATTGCCCAGAAGTAAATCTGAGGAAGTCCAAGCTGTTTTTGATGACATAGCCTCGAGTGTTTATTGATTTTATTATCTCTTCGAGGACATCAACCATTTCCTGTTGATACGCAATCTTTGTATTCAACTGGACCATTTCAGAATCACTTTCTACATAATACGAAACCTCTTGCTTCAGCCTTTTATATGGGTATGGTTCCCGACCGAGTTCAGCAAGATCCTCAGGGTTATTTAGATCGCCTCGGTAATAGTCTCCAAGGCGAGTATATAGTTGCTTCTGCTTCATTTTGAAAGCACGAAGTTTGAGTCTTTCTTGTGAAAAATGTTTCAAATACTTACCATGCAAATAAGGAATATTCAGACTTTCACGAGAAAGTTCTGTCTCGTCAATTTTACCATCTTCTTGCCACATGCTAATAATTTCTTCAATTTTCAATTCTATATCCTATTCTTACATGATCTAAATATCCAGATGCATCATACACACAATCCGGATCTTCATTTGCAATATTTATTTCTTCAGAATCACCATTCCAAACAGGTACGAGTTTAGTTCCAACAGGCATATCCCATACAACATCATTGCCAGTTCTCAAATGTATTTCTATGATATTGCCACCAATCATCTCAATATTGAGGTTGTCAACTCCATCGAAATGATTACAAAAAAGAGGAAGCAACACCTGTTTATTTTCTATTTTAACCCAACTCTTAAACTTTGTCAAGCAGTTTTTATCTGTTTCTCCAATCATAGTACAAAATGATTCCCAACAAAAACTAGATCCAATAGGAGCTTTAGTTCTCTTGAAGTCGATGCTAAGATGATCTCCTTCAAACATTTCACACCAGAAATAACCAGGAGGGATATGTGCATGATTCATCATATCCCAACCATCAGATTGCAAAAGATATTGAGTATGAGCACCTATACCCATACCATATAAATTATAGATTGGACGTATGATATAGTTACCAGACCGTCGAACAGGAACACAGGCTGGACCTGCCTCATATCCTAACTTCAGTGCAACTTCAAGTTTATTGAAAATCCATCGATGCTCAGGATAAGCCAACCAAGCATCAGTATCATCATGTACATTATTATTCATATGCGGCAAAGCCTATTATAACGTTGTTGCTAAAAAAGTCAATGGATTTATAGATTTTCTACTGTGAACTTTCTATAACGGAATGTAACTTCTGCTTGTAAATATTCGATGTCTGTTTGTGTTACATCGAATGCAAGAGGGGAGAGTGATAGTGGGAACATATCCTCAAACGCAATACGAATGGTTGGATTGTTATTAGAAGATAGAACTACCATTGATCCATCTGAGTAAATACCAGGACCGTCATTCAAATCGTCGAACTGTTTGAAATTATCCGGATGCCCTAGCCCAATAATCCAATTATGAATTTCGAGGTAGTTTTTCATTTCTTCATCAACACGAAATGTCAATGTAAATGGTTCGTAGGTAATCCTGTCGCCTGGACGTGGAACATTCACGAATGGGTTTGGTTGGTTGACCTCAACCATAGAAATTGTAGGCAATGTTGCAGCCTGACAAAAATACTCAATGTTTGGCGCTCTATTTAAAAGAAACCGAAAACCAAGAGGCGAAAGGAAATTGATGTTGGTTGTTAAGTTTTCTTCTTCAAGTAAATTCACACCAACTTTAGGAATTACTGCCATGTTTTTATCTCTCTAACAATTTCAGCTGTTCTATATCCATTATGATGTTCAGCATAACTGACCTGAACTTCTTGTATTACAGCCTCAATATTATCTTTCCAATAGTTCAAAAACTTATGTACTCTTGGTAGTTCTGGCGTAATGTCATCTGTTTGCCAAACAAACTCCTGAATGATATCAGTGTAGTCTGGCATATAGTAAAGCACATCAACAGTGACAAGATGTTTACGTATCCATACCATACAACTATTTATAATAACTGAAAGACAAAAAAAAGAGAGGAGCCGAAGCTCCTCTCTCAAAGTTATTACTAACCTTATTGTTATTATTATTACATAAGGTTGGCAATGCTAACGATGCGATAGTAGATGTTCTTCTTAGAGAAGTTAATTGCACCGTCTGCACTAGTTGTAGCGAATGGATTGGCGACCATGCCGTAGCGGGTCTTGAAGCCAATCTTGGGCTGGAAGGTGTTTTCACCAACCGCACGAACCATCTGTAGTGGAACGTATGGGCAGTAGAATAGACCAGCGTCGAATGCGCTAGAACCCTTGTAGCCGATTGTAGCATACTGGTTTCCAGAAGCACTGGAGAAGTATGGGTCGACATAAACCCGAATGCGACCATTTAGGACACCAGCGAAGGTGTTACCTGTGTCGTCAACATTAAGGTTAGCACTAAGTGCTGGGGTGTAGTCTAGAACACCAGCCATCTGTAGAGCAGAAGCTACGTCTGAACCGCAGATTAGGATGTTACCCTTGCCCCGACGTGTGGACTTGGCGATCTGGTTAGCTTCACGCTCGATCTGGAAGACCAGACCCTTGAAGCGCTCAACTGACCAACGACCGTTTGCGTCAACGTCTAGGTCAAAAGTACCTGTGGTTGTTACGTTGTCCTGTGCACCAGCTGTTGCGGTGTAGTTGATTGAACGAACAACTTCACGGTTGATTTCGGCAAGAATCTCAGCGGAAAGAATGTTGCTGAGTTCTGTCTCGGCGTCGAGACCATGGATTGCCTTCAGATCCTGAGCAAGTTCCATGGTGTATTCTGCCTTGAGGGCACGTGACACTGCAGTTACAGCAACCTTCTCGATTGAGAAAGCCATTTCGCCGAATGCGTTGGCAGAACCATCGCCTAGAGCTTCGGCTTCAGCTGTTGTCATACCAGGTGTGACTGTGTAGCCAGAACCGGAAGCACGAGCAGTTGGATCAGAGCCAGCCTGAACATCACCAGCAGAACCGTCGATGACAGAACGTGAGGTGGTGTTAGCAGCAGCAGAACCAGAGTGGGTTGTATTGGCTTCATTGTAGAGAGCCTCTGTGCCACCCTGTGCGCTGTACTGTGGACGCATTGCAAAGATGAGACCTGTAGGACCAGACATTGGCTGGACACCACAAACATCATAAGCAATGAGGTTTGGCATTGAACGACGAACCAGTGAAATTAGAACTGGATCGAAGATGTCGACGTTACCAGCTGTAGCATCGGAGCTTGAAGCACCCATTGCGTTAGTTGGTGCGGCTTCGCCGAGTAGTGATGGCATTGCATAGCCACCGGAACCAAAACCAGCTTCACGTGAAGCCTTCTCTTGGTTTTCTAGAAGAGTTGCTGTGACGGCACGACGATGAGGATCCTTAATCTCTCCGAGGTCAGGATGCTCAAGGACTGGCTGCCACTTCTTCTGTAGGTCTTCAGATAGAAACATTTTGTTTTCTCCTTAACTGTATTTAATCAGCCTTCATTGATTATTTATAATAATTTACTTTTTAGCAGATCTTGAAATGGCATTCACATATCCTGCCATGGCACCTGTTGGATCCTGTACTTCTTCTTCAAGAGCAACTGGATCATTCTCATCATCGATGACGAGTGTTTCGGTCTCTTCATCAATATCAAAATATTGTGTCTTTAGCATTGAGATTTTCTTAGAAAAGTCCTTCTCGTTGCTGAACTCAACACCTTCTGCAAGACCACGTAGCTTCTCAACCTGTGTATCGGTGAGATCTTCAGTGGCTTCTGCAAAAACTGCTTCTCTTTCGAACTTCTTGGCCTGGCCAAGTAGTTCTACATTTTTGTCTGTCTCTTCATTGAGCTTGCCTTCGAGCTCGTCAACCTTTGACATTAGCTCTTCAACAACATCAACCTTCTCTTCAGGAATGTCGACATAATGCTCGGTGAATAGGTTATGAAGACCCTTGAGGAAATCTTCAACCATGTCGGCACGAACACCCTTCTCAATGGCCAGCTTGTTTTCTTCAACCCATTCCTGAACTACGTAGTCAAGATATGAGTCAACCTTTTCGGTAAGCTGCTCAACAATTTCAGACTGAGCGACTTCAACATCAGACTCAGCTTCGATTGCAAACTTCTCAACTTGCTCGTTGACCTTTGCGACAACTGCAGCTTCAAAGATTGTAGCAACCTTTTCCTTGAACTCTTCGTCAAGATCAGAACCGTTGAAGATTGCATCAACGTCTTCAGAAACGTCAATATCTTCAGCAGTAATCTTGGCGAGTGGCTTAGCAGGGACATCTTCCTCAATGACTTCGTCATCAAGATCAACATCTTCCTTTTTCATCATAGCAGCCATGATTTTACCATAGCCAGCAGCTAGGTCGTCCTTCTTCATTGAAGACATGTTCTGAACCATAGCATTGATCATGCCAGCCTTGGTCTTAGGCATTGGTTCACCCTTGCCCTTTGGCTTTTCGTCGGTCTTCGTTGTGGAAGGATCAGGAATTTCTGAATCTTCGCCATCAGCCTTGAACTCTAAAAGATCTTCATCCTCTGAAATCTCTTCAGGAGTATCAAGAACCTCAGCGTCCTCCATTACTTCTAGGTCTTTATCGGACATCTGTTATCTCCTTATTGAAATAAATCGTTTCAATTCCATATTATTTATAAAAACACATCTTTTAGAGCTGTTTCAAGAACTTTGCAAAGGCAGCAACTTTGGCTTCCTGTAGATCTCGTTTAGAAACTTTTCTAATTTGTTTTTGAGTTTCCTCAATATACTGAGGAACCCAACGGTCGTCAATTTGTAGCCATTCAACACCTTCCATGATACCCTCTACAAAAGCATTAGGAGCTGAAGGATCGGCTACGATATCGGCAGCAGTCGCAAGCTGAAAATCTGATTGGACCATATTCGTACCATCTTTTCCTGGCTTGAGCGTGCCCATCCCACGAGACGATACGCCGAGCTTGGCGCCTTCATCCATAAGATTCTTTACAATCTTACCCATAGGAGTTTCAGTCATGATCTTCGCCTTACCCATAACGTTGTTTCCGTCCTGGTAAAGTTCCTTGATCATATGCGACACACGTTCTAGATTAATTGTTGGACCCTGTGGGTGGCCAAGCTCACCATATGCACGGTTTGGTTCAACATATTCCTTATTATATCGGTTGACTTCTTTCATGAGTGTTTCCATAGGATACATCCGACCATTACGGTTCTTGATGTTACCCTGCATAAAAACACCTTCGATGAAGTAGTTCTTACCACCATCCTCTTTTGCTTCGGTGATAAAACCAATATCTTGGTCGTAAACTTCGGTAATCAGTTTCATTATGCGTCTCCGGCGTTTGCAACACCAGTTGCAACTACTTCTGAATGACCTGCGATTGTATCAGTTGGTCTTTTATTTACAATAATTTGAGAACCCTGAATATTCGAAAGAACAAACTGTGCTTGGCTAGATGTTCCTGCAGGAATACCATACTGACCGCCGCCAATTGCCGCAGACTGTGTATTTGCTACAGTGATTGTTCTCTGAGTTGATCCGGTCTGAGTTAGAAGAACAGAGGTTGAACCCCAAACATTTGTGGCTGAACCTGTTGCAACTGAATTTGTTACTGGAGTAATTCTAGCAATTGACATCTTCTATTATCCTCAGGCTGCAGCTTTGGCAAACTTAACCATTGCTTCAAAGGACTTCTTATCCTTCATGGCTTCAGTTTCCATACGCTTTTTGTTTGAACCACTCAGCTGCCCGATCGCATTGTTGAGCATTTTGGCAGTCGTCTCATCAACATTTACAGATTCGCCTGACTTGAGTTTAAGAGAACCTTTCTTAAATGCTTCATCAATTAGCTCAACTTCTTCTTTAATCTTTGAAGTGAAATCTTTGTAAGTTTTGAGGATTGGCTCGCCTTTTTCATCAGCACCTTTGTGATCTGCGCCAGCCTTACCCTTCTTACCTTTTGGGCGATCGCCAGTATGTTGTTCATCGGGTGCAACAGGATGACCAATCTTATTAACTTTGTGTTTTGTCACAAAATCTTCTTCTTCCTTTGAACGAGGAGCAATATCCTTTACCTCATCCTCAGAATCTTTTTCTCTCTTGTAATCTGAAGCAGGAGCTTCTTCTTTGAATAGCTGATTAAACTTCTTCATCGGATACTTCCTCTTGTTCTAGGTCAGTATCATTAACTTCAATTTCTTCAGGTTCATCGAACATTGCTTGGCCAGCTGTAATCTTCTGTAGATTAATTGCGTCCATTGCCTTATTCATTAAGGATGTGTTGATAACATCCTTGAATTGAGTCGAGTCACCATTCTGAAGAGCAATAATTGCATCTCTAATTTCATCGGACATTTTGACCTCCGTTAATTTACTCTATTATTTATAAAAAATATCAATTTAACCTAACGCAATAGAAAGCGCAAGCGCATCATCGAGTGCAGCTTTTGTAGCAATATATGCGTTGGTATTAGCAAGATTTGAATTCACTGTTTCGATTGTTGCGTACGTCGCTGCAGCATTTGCAACTTGTAACCTGTCATTTACTAGCAGAGTTGTATTTGCAACCTGCATGCGATCAGAAACAAGAGTTCGAATAGCAGTGTTCGTGCCAGTAAGATTTGTATTCAGATTTAATATTGCAGAGTTTGTATTCGCCAGAGCTGCTTTGGTTTGTACATCAGCTGTGGTATAACTTGATGAATCTAGTTTAGTACCAATAAATGAATTTGTGTTTGAAAGAGCTGACTGGAATACAGTGTTTGTGATACCCCAGCCTTGCGTCCATTCACGTGTAGCAATTTGTTCAACATCTGTAAACACTCCAGATGCATTGGCTGAAACTGTTGTGTCACCGAGATTAAGTGTTGCGCCTGAAAGATATAGATCTTTCCACTGCCGTGTTGAAGAACCAAGACTATAAGTATTTGTCGCTGCTGGAATTATATGTTGTGTTTGTAGAGTCGAACTGATATTATTACCGACTGCAGCACTTTGTACCTGAACTACTGTTGAATTGCCAGATGCAGTTACGGTAGCACCAACAAAATCAATTTCAGTTACGGTTGTTCCAACACTGGAACCTTCTTCCTTAATTATAATTCCGCTACTTCCACCAACAGTGCTCGCATACCAAACACCAGTATTAGAATTATATGTGAGAACTTCACCGTCACTCGGCGTTTTGACACTAGTATAGTCGACATCATCAAGACGATGTAGCCATACCTCGCCTGAGCCTGAGGAACCGCCTCCACCAGATGTTGCTAATCGTGTTACTTGCTGACGGATTTGGTCTCGGAAACTTTCGTAATTGTCTTCAATTGATTTACGAATTGATTCCGTATCGACTTCAGTTCCATCACGACCAGGAGTTCCTTGTGGACCCATAGGACCCATAGGACCAGTATCACCCTTGTCGCCTTTATCACCTTTTGGTCCCTGAATACCTTGTGGGCCAATTGGTCCTGGCTCGCCTTGTTCGCCGATTAAACCTCGTTCGCCCTGTGGCCCCTGCGCTCCAAGAAATCCCCGTTCGCCTTGTGGACCTTGTTCACCTTGATCGCCCTTATCGCCCTGTAGACCGACAGCACCTACTGGACCCTGTTCGCCAATAAGACCTTGTTCGCCTTGTGGTCCAGTTTCACCCTTGTCGCCTTTTACCCCTGGAATACCTTGTCCACCACGAGGACCGACAACATTACCAACAGTGAATACTTCACCATCCTCACGGATAAGCTGAAGTTTGCCATCGTCGAGTATTGCTTTTTCGAAAGTGTAACCTTGTTCGCCCTTGGGACCTACCGGACCACGAGCCTCAACAACGATTCTTCGTTCTGGTCCTGCGTCACCCTTTTCGCCTTTTGGTCCTGCTGGACCTTGTGGACCTGCCAGACCTTCAATCGTTATTGGATTTGAAAGCTCCTCAAGCGCCTCTGCTATTTTTTTGTCTGCGTATTTAATAGCAGCGGTAAGGAGTTTTGCTTCTCTAAGCTCTTGAGACATAATTAATCCTCAATCAGAACATCATCTAAAACTTGAGTCATTTTCTCAACTAGCTTTTTTTCCTCTTCAGTCATTTCAGCAGGAGGCTCAAACTCCTCAGCTGGCTCAGGCTCTGGTTCAATAATTGGAGCTGAAGGCATTACTGATTCGACATCAATATCATCCTCTTCGCCACCACCTTCTTGGCTGATTTCATCTTCAGCTTGTTTAATATCTTCTTCAGTCATGCGGAGAACTTTTTTGCGAACCCATGCCTCTGAGAAATATTTTCCGACATACTGATCAATATCACCAAGCAAACGGAGACGCTCGGTCATCACTTCTGATTCTTTGAGTTCAGTGAAATGATTGTCTTCCATAAAATCATAGTAAATATCTTGCTTCATTTCTTGCCACTCTTTACGAGTAGTAACACCCATAAGTGCAAGATGAATTTCTAAAATTTCTGTAAACAGCATGGAAAAACGAGTGCGGAGACGCTGAATGAATTTATTGAACTTTAACTCATCACGTGTAATTTCGGAAGCTCTACCAAGGTTAAATTGGTTTTCTGCTTCCATTCGAGTAACCGGAACATTGAGCGACTTATAGAGCTTGCGACGGAAATAATCAACATCCTCCATCTCGCCAAGATTTTGACCGCCTGGAAGAGTTGTGATTTCTGTACCTCTACCACCTTCACGACGAGGAAGCCAGAAGTCCTCAAGCATTGTCATAAACTTGCGATCATCACGAACTTCACCTGTTTGTGCGTCATATGTCAGCTTGTTTTTATGCTTGACCATCATATCACGAAGATACTGTTCAGCCTTCATTTTAGGCAAGTTACCAACGTCGATATAAAAGATGCGACGCTCAGGTGCACGTGCGAGGCGATAAATTACCACAGCATCTTCAAGCATACGAAGCTGATTGAGTGGTTTGATCGCCTTATGAAGATTTGAATAAATCATACTGTTGCGATTATCAAGGATTCCAGAGTGAACATAACAAATAGAATCCTTAGCAATCTTAACACCCTGCGCCTGATTTTTAACAGAAATACCTGAGGGATTGTACATATAGTACTCATTCATGCCCTTGTACACTGTTACGCCAGTACGCTTATCTTTTTCTTTGATTGGCTCTTTGATCTTACGAATTTTACGTGGATCAATATACCGTAGATCTTTAACACCTGCTCGTGGATTCTTTTCATCAATAACAATATGGTAGTATAGCCTACCATCAATATACCACTTGCGAAAAATATCATATGCATTATTGTGAAAGTCGAGCATCTTTAAAACATCATCAAAACTTTCACGAATCTTATTCTTAATTGACTCTGGGTATTCTAGTTTGTCAAGAACAATTTCTACTGGCCCATCTGTTTCATCAACTACGATAGCTTCATTGACAATATCCTGTACTGCTGAATCGCATTCAGGCTGAATTGACATCTCCCGATATTTGGTAACAAGATCACTTTCGTTCTTTGCTTTACCTTCGAGGTCAACGTATGTACCATATGCACCACCAGGAGCAATTTCAATTGAGCCATCTTCTTGCGTTGGAGAAACAATCGAAGGAAGTGAATCCTGCTCTTGTTCTGTTTTCTTTTTTGCGATAGTAAATCCAAAAAGTTCAGCCATTATATTATTGTCCTATGATCTGGGATATTTCTATTATTTATAATGACAGAAACCACAAAAAAAGGGAGCCGAAGCTCCCTTTTCTCGGAAACGAAGTTTCTATTAGTTGATCAGACCACCGAAAGAGCTTGCAGTATCAACTGTGAAGTAATCATAACTCCAAGTAACTGTATACTCTTCGATTGCGTCTGTTGAGGTCCAGTCAAGTTCAATAGCAGCAAGGTTTGTTGGGAATAGGCCAACAAACTTATATTCACGAAGAACATCGCCCTGCTTACCGTAATGAATTACAGTAGCCTGTGACTTATATGCCTCTGGGTTTGCCCCTGTGAGACGTAGGTTGCCCTGTGTGCTATTGATATTTTGAATCCACTCCTCAAGACCTGAGCGAACTGCAAAGTCTTCATCGTTGATGACTGTTACGGTCCAATCTTCGTAAGTACGGTTGCCAGCAAACTTTACTGGACGACCGAAGTAGTTTACGGTGATTGGTGTAAGTGTCGTAGCAGGAATCTGAGCTGCACGGCACATGAACCGAAACTTATCATCGGATGCGGAGTTAAAAGGATTGGTCATATTGACTTCGAAGAGTGAGGGACGGGCACCCCCAAACTGCATCTGACCTTGGAATTCCTGTACATTAAAAGCCATTTTTCATATCTCCTGGTTCTTTATTATTTATATTGCCCGATTAGAACTGACCAACAACTTCTTCAAAATCAACTCCAGTGCGAACCGCAACGAAGTTAAGCTGAATGAAGTTAATTGACCGTGCTGGTTTGATGTAGATGTCACCGATAAACTCGTTCCGATCAATGACCTCGCCAGTGTTATTTGTTTCGTCACAAACAACACGGAAGTCTGTAATACCACGGCGACCCTGAACATCCCGTAGGAATGGCTCGACGAGGTTACGGAACTGTGACCGAGTGAAAGCATCGTTGAACTCGAAGAGTGTGAACTTCGAAGCAGTTGAGATGGCTTTCTCAAGAACAATAAACAGTCTGCGAACATTAATCCGATCGAAGGCACTTGGCTTGGCAAGAAGAGTTTTGTCACCAAACAGAACTGTACCCTGTCCTGGGAATGTTACGACTGGGTTGACGCCTGACTTGTAAAGCTCGTCACGATCAGCCTTACGAGGATTGTAAGAGAGCTTTGCAACATTCTTTACATTACCACGGTTGAAGCCAGCAGGTGAATACCAAGGATCTCTTGTGAGATCGGTACGAACCATAAGACCAGCCGTATCGCCGTTCATTGGAACATAGCGATATACGTCATTGTATTTGTCATACTGATACTTCCATGCACTATCCATTACAGCATATGAAGATGAAGGAAGTGTATTGCGGAAGGCAATAATGTCATCCTTCTCCTTACCTGAATAGGTAGAGTTGTTCACAACATCAGCTGATTCTGGAGAAATACAAACGATACAATCGAGTCTTGTCTCGCAGATATTATTGATGATGTGAGTTGCAATTGTCTGGTTTGCATCTGCGCCAAGGATAAGTGAAACATCAACATCTTCAGCAGACTCAAATAGATCATAAGCATTGATCAGTTCTGCGTTTGATGGATCACCACCGTTATCACCGCCAGACATTGAAGTTGTCTGAGGTAGTGTAGATGAAGCAGTAAATGTATCAGTTGCAACTGGCGTACCAGTGATACCGAGCTGAGCATCGTGGCCACCCCACCATACCCACTGTGAACGATTGTTGATTACGTTCTTGTAGTATGCTGAAGTTCCATCTGGGAATAGAGCATCGCTTGCTTTTGAAACAGAACCAAAACGCTCAATAACCTGACCCTTGATGCCTGTAATTTCGCCATCTTCGTCAACGACAGCAATATGCATTTCGTCATTAGAACCACCAAGGCGAGCAGCATATGTTGATGTGCCTGGAGAAGCATCAAAGAAGTTGAAGTATTCCCACCGACGAGTAATATCGCCAGCAGTAGTGGTAAGTGATGAACCACCGAGATCTTCTGTTGTTGGAGCCTTCTTCAGTGTGATTGATGTGCCGTTAGCTGCGATTGAATCAACCTGAACATTGACTGAAACAGATGAGTTGGCATGAACAAGGAAGTCGCCAGCGGAAACTACGTCGCCAACGTTAGCACTTGTTGTGACGGTCTGACTGCCGCCAGTGAAACTGAAGGTTGCGCTTGTAACTGTGTTGGACCAAGCTGCATTTGACTGGCAGATTGATACCTTGAGAGAGTTACCGAGTGAACCTGGATATTTGGCTACGAATGTTGTAGCTGAACCGCCAACACCCGTTGAATAATTGTTTTCGTAATCGTCGTCATTTAGAATACGGACTGCAGTATTGCCGCTTGATGTAGCATTGTTTGCTTCATTCTTTACACGTGAAACGAATAGAGCATTCCCATATGCTAGGAAGTTAGCAGCAGTGAACCACTCAGCTGAGTTGTTGGCTGTTGGCTTCCAAAATTGTCGGGCTAACGTATCTTCTGAATCGACTAGTACCCGAATGCCAGCTGGACCCCAATCAAAACGACCAGCGATAGCGCCTGTTGTCGTTGAAACTGCGGGAATGACTGTGGTAAGGTCGATCTCACTTACGTTAACGCCTGGTGAAACTTGAAAAGGCATTTTCATTCTCCTCATTTAATCGAGAGTTATTTTAACATCTTCGATATTATTTATAAAATGCCAATTCTTACCAAGCTGTCCACTTATTTGTAGGAGTGTATGCCGAATTAAGAAGATCTTCTTGTGAATTATTTATTATATTCTCGCTTTCAAAATCAGAGCCGTCATCGACGAACCCAAAAGGAAGGATGTCGTCTGATATTAACCTTTCACGATCTTCTAATAGTTTTTGTCGGAAGTCCACATTAGTTAAATCTTTGAAAAATGTTTGGTTTGTTCCCCATGCAAAGAGCACAAGGCACATCACAAGATCATCATGCGAACCAATATCAGCTTCATAGGACGCACCTTTTTGTATAAAGGTCGAAAACTCATTGATCAAATCAAAATCATTCAGTAAAATTTTGTCCTTTTCGACCATCGTTTTGACGTTTGCACAACCGATTCGTTTGACCTGTTTGGTTGTTCTTACGCCACGCTGAACATTAGAGGAGAAACCGCCTCCAATAACCTGACCAGCTCTGCCTTTTACTGAGGTGAAGATGATATTCTCGTACTCAAGATCATGGTGGAGAATGTCGGCAATTTGCTGGCCATTATCATTAATTTCTACAAGCGTGAATGCTTCGTTGTAAGATTTGGCAACATTATAGATTACCTCTGGATAAATCAGAGGATCGATTAGATTATTTTTATAACAAGCAACTACATTGTATGGAACTGTTGATGCGTTGATTACTACGAACGCAGAAGCATCAATTCCTGTTCCTCGAGCTGTATCAACAATACAGAAATATATATGCCCTTCTTGTGGTTCGGCGTATATCTTCAAACTACCATCATAATGCGTTGATTGTGGGTTTTTAAATGCGAGTGTTCTTAATACATTTGGCGAGATGAGTGTATTTGCTGATCCAAGGAACTCTGCCTCGAACTCTTGCCGGAACTGATCCTCGCTTGTATTCGCAATCGTTTTCTCTTTCCACTCCTCATCTCGTCCCGGAACATCCCACCAGTTCACAGAGAAGTTTGCATACTCGTTTCGATCTTCTATAGAGTTCGTCCATATTTTATAAAACAGATCAAAACCATTTGGCGTAGAAGTGATTACTACCTTAGTATTTGTACCAGAAATAATCGTCGGGTAAACTGAAGTGAAGAAGTCGTCTTGAATATTACGAGGCACGAATGCAAACTCGTCAAGATACAGGAAGTTGATAGAGTAACCACGAATCGCAGAAGATGCTGTAGAGGCAGCAATAATTTGACTACCGTTCTCAAGTTCTATATTGGTTTTATTCCAAGTAACAACCCCTTGCTGCAACCACTTCGGCAAATATTCAAATGCACGCTGCACTCTTGCCAAGATTTCTCGAGCAGTTGAGAGCTTGTTAGCAAGGATAGCGACCGTATAGCTTTCATTGAAAAGAACATGCCACAAAACAACAGCAGCTGAGGTTGTCGTCTTACCAGCCTGACGGCATGTTTTGATAACAGTAAAACGATTATCAGCAATCGTTTGTGCCATCTCTTCTTGATACGGATACATCGCAAAATCAACCAGACCTTCGTCCAAGCTGATGATCTTTACATAGGTTTTAATGAAGTAGTTGATGTCCTTTGAGCATTTGATTACCTCACGCACTTGCTCCTCGCTCCATTCGATAGGAACATATGCCTTCTTTAAATTAGGATTGGCAAGGTAATTTTCGGACATTTCTATTGACTTTCTCACAATTCACGGTATAATAGACTTTGTTGTCTATGAATAATATTAACCATTCTTGATTAGCTTCTGTAATTCAGCAGTACTACCAACAAATAATGCATTCGTTACGTTATTTGGTTGGGTTGGACCTTCGTCCTTCAATTGCTTTACTTTCTTTTGAAGTTCGAGAAGATCTTTATTTGCATCTACAATTGTTTTCATGAGTCCGGAGAGCACCTCATATGCTCGGGGAGACTCTGATGTTGATGCGATGGAGGAAAGATCATCAATTGACTGCTGAGCAGAATCAATAATGTTTTTGAGATTTTCTCTTGCATATTGATAGTCATCCATAATGTCGTCTTGCGCAACAGATGGTTTTGCCATCGGAGTAACTCGAGCTTCATCGATAACTTCGACAAGAGGTTTCGTATCTTCTGGAAGATTGAATATTTCTTCCATATTCTTTTCCATACCAGTTTTCATTTTTCACCCATTATCTTTTTTATAAGGTGCATAGCCTTTTTGCTATCAGGGTGTTTTGGATTGATACTGACTGGTTTACCGTTCATAAGGTCACTCATATTTGCAGCCTTACCAACCTGATCTAATACACGGTGTAGCCTATCTCGTTTATCATACCCATCAATTTCGTACCCTTTTTTACCACGGATTTCAACCCAACTTGATTTACGGCTGTCTTTTATTTTTAGAACATCCATATTTTTATCACGAACCAACTGTAGCATATATGCTTCATTTACGAAATTGCGATATGTTTTCATCTTATGTTCCATTCAAATCAAACGAATCAATATTAATGTCAACTGAGAAGCCATAATCGCTATTGGCAGAAATTTGATCGATTGCGATTGAAAGTGATGTGTTACCAGAAGGAACGAAGAGTGGTTCGCCGTTTGCATATTGTGATGGTGTAATTGTAATCCGTTCGATTTTTGGTGAATCTGCTGGAGTATCGCCATATAGATTTGTGATAGATCTTTTGATGACACCGCTGTTTGTAACAGGACCATAAAGATATGCTTTACAACTGAAGGTCAAGTTATATATCAGAGCTCTGCGTGTATCAAAATCGCCTTCGTATGTATCCTCGATTGAAACATCCTGTAGTACGACTGGAGTGTCAACCTTAATATTCATTTCCGGAATAAGGTTCACATTTGTTGTGAACTCGGGACGGAAGTAAGGAAGAATCTGCTCTACAATTTGTGCACCATCGTCTGCGTTCCGAACAAAAATCGAAAGCAGGAAAGTAATATCATACGGAACTGGAATATACTGCGTATCAATTCTATCATAATCTGTTGACTTCAATCGGACATTTTTTAATGTGGATGATAGTTTTCGTGTTGGCGAGTATACCATACTCTGAATTTCAAACCCCATACGAGGGAGTGTAATTGCTACATCCTGGTCGAGGTTTGGGTCTTGAGCGAGACGAACAAGCCACTTTTCCTTTGGACCATATGCGAGAGGAACAAGCAAGGTTTGAATACGAGTACCATTGGTATCAAATCTTTGAACGGCGATATCGTTAAAAAGATTGCCAAAGGCAATGACATATTTTCGAATCGATCCGTGGTAATATTGCTGTCCAAACATAATTAATACCTGTCAATTTCTGAGAATGGGTTCGATTCGCTGAAGTCAATTACTGCAGATGGGCTGAATACTGGATCGTTTGAGGCGAAGTATTCATTATTAGCAGTTGGCTGACTATCCTCAACTCTATATTCCTGCATAAGCGAACCACCTTCCTCGCTTTGTAGAACACCAGTAATTTCTGCTTGTGAGAATGTTACTGTATGACTGTCACCTGTATAACCTGTACCACCTTCTGTGATTGTGACTCCAGTAACAACTCCATTTGAATTGATCGTAGCAGTACCAGTTGCTTGTGTCTGGTTTGTCACACTCGTGATCTGAATTGATGCTGGATAATCTGTAACTGTTTGCACTACATCTCCAACTTCATATCCTGATCCTCCATTTACAACAGCAGCTCCTACTAAACCACCCGTACCAGTTCCTTGAATTGTAAGTCCAGATCCACTGCCTCCGGTCGTTGAATAGGTTCCACCATTAATATGACCAGCACCAGACACCGTTACCGATACACCTGACACAACACCCTGTGGCGGCGCAGAGAATGTAACTGTTGGTGCTGTTTCATAACCGCCGCCATCAGTAATTGTAACAGAGGAAATGCTACCACCTGACAATGTAACCGTACCAGTTGCTCGAGCAAGATATGATTCAAGTGTAAGCTCATATACGAGAATATCAGTGGAGTAGTTGTCTTCAATCTTATCAATATCACTGATACCAGTGTCAATTCTTTCGTTACTGTAAGACCAAAGTTCACAGCGAATATCGTATGTCTGTAATCTACCTGTTTGATAGAACACCTGCTCGTGCTCTACGTATTTGATTTCAAACGTCTTGTCAACCATTGGGAAGTAAATCAGATCGCCTTCGGTTGGTCTATTGTTTGTAATAGAGTAACCCTCTGCGGTTCCTTCTTCAAGATTGATTCCAAACAAATTAGTATTTGCTGAAGTTGAGAGGAACTGGCGAGAAGGTGCATTTGTGTCAGCTTCTTCTTGTAGGTAACTGTAGCCTACTTCAGTTGTAAGTCTTTCTGATCTTGCTTGATCGAATCTTTTTCTTGCGACTGTAAATGTAACCTGATCACGAATCTCAAGGTTGAATTTAGAGAGGAAGTCGCCTTCACCTTCAAAACCTTCAACGTTCTTGATGTACATTTCCATTTCAACAGCATTAGTATATGTCGCAAGAGTATCCTCACCAAACAGCGGATCTCTGCGTACAGCATTTTTTGGCACATAACGCACGTTATGACCATAGATCTTAATCGACTCGATTGTCAAATCTTCGACTAGATCTTGTTCTCTGCCGTAAGAAAAATTATTGAAGTAAACATTTGTTGGCACAACATCACCCTATCATATCTTGAACAGGCAAACTGTAACTGACAATCATTTCCTCTTCAAGTTTTTGAATTTCGGTTTCTGCATCGTCATAAATTTTTGCGCCATTAAATGTAAGACCGCCAGGAAGTTGCATACCTTCAAACTTTGTAAGGTTTGAACCCCATTGTCTTTTAATGAGAGCAGTTGCATATCGAGCCAACCAGCGATCACCCCAAACATCAGAATATGTTGATGGATCTGCGATTGAGTAAGCATCGATGATGATATATTCTCCTGCCTTCACATCTTGACCCCAATCCATATCTATATGGAGTTTATTGACGTGACGGTTGTATCGGATAGGTTTCTTGCCTACGAAAAGCTCTTCTAGCGACTCTACATGCCGCATTGCCATTACATAAGGAACATAAGATGATGCCGAAAGATCAAAGAGATCGTTCAG